TTTAGTTTGGAGACTTCAGCGGCGGTGAAGGTCAGGCGGGTATCGCCTTCGCCGATGGAAACGACTTGCGTTCCGGTGTTCAGGGCGTGATAGGCGGTCTGGGCTTCGGTGAGCCAGCCGGCCAGCGTGACAAGAGAGATGCCGTCAAAGGATGCCATGCGCGCACCTTAGCAGCACGCGACGGCGAATTTTAGACGACAAATGTCTGTGAAAATGTCTATCTTACGCGAGGGTAAGATAGACGGAACTGCTTAATCACTGTTATCCCTCTGCTTTAGACCACGGCCCACGGTACTCGCGGCAGCCGTGCGCGATAAAGTAGGCCGTGTACTCGGCCTGCTTTTCCGCCGTCCACGGTTCTTCCGTGTACTCGCCGCCGCTGTCGCCGTAGTACCAGACCGTCTTGATGTCTGGGCTGTTCAGCAGCAGCATCAGCGCAGCGCTCAGCGTCGGCCACGGCCCCCGCGCGTAGCCAGGGCCGTAGAAGCGTGCGAAGTTGTATACTTCGTGCGTTGCGCCCTCCATGCCCCACTCCGGGTTCGGCTTCAGCTTGAATCCCTCCGGCAGGGGCTGCTCCAGGCGCGGCTCGCTCACGCCGTCGCGCATCTTCACGTAAATGCAGGCGTCAATGCCCATGTCTTCTCGCTCCGGTTAGAGAGGGCTAACCCCTCGCTCAAGCAGACCGCGAACGGCGGTCACGTTTTCTCCCTCCGTCCAGGCTAGCAGCGCCGTTCACGGCTGCTTAGCTCGAACGTTGTGCTTACAGAGCCTCGCCGCGGCCACCAGCCATTCCGCGAATGCGGGCGGCGTGGCCTCGCGCTCGGCCTTCGTGATCTCCGGCAACGCGCTTCGGTGGCTGTGCCCCGGCTTGCCCCGGACTCCGTAGCCGCTCGACACCACATGCGTCGGGCGGCCCACGCGGCGCGGCATGGGCGGGAGTTCCAGCGTGCCGACGTAGTAGACAAGGCTGCGCTTGCGCGCCCGGTGTCCCCAGTGCCATTGGTCCACAATCACAGTTTGCCCCCCCCACTCGTCAGGCAGTCCGCCGGGCAGTGCGCAACCGCACTCGCGCAGCAGCAAGCTGCCTTCGGGGTGTTCCAGGACTCCACCCCATCTGCGGATCTGATCCACGGCCCCCGGCCCGAGAGCGTGCTCGTCTGCTGGCGCTCGCGTCGCGAACTTGCGCAGCTTGCCCCACGTTCGGCATGGCGGGTGTACCACGGCCGGGCATCCGCCCGGCCAGGTCCGCGCATCGCGGGCCTCGTCGTAACACTCCACGCCGGGCAGCGTCTTGTAGATGCTGTCGGCACGGACGAAGAGCACAACCACAGGGTCCACGTTATTGCCCCTCCGCTTCGCTCCGGGTCAAAACGTGACCCCCGGCGTTGGGCAAACCATACGTCTCGGTGCGCTTGGTCACTTCCCATTGCGCCTCGCCATCTTCCACGTACCACCGCACGCGATAGACGACGTGCCGTGCGTTGCGGCGGCGGTCAAACCGCTGCCCCCATCCGCGCCACCCGCATTCCTGCGCCAGCCCGCCGTCGCTCGGCTTCTGCTCGGTCGCGAGGTCCATGCAGATTTCTTCCACAAGGTCGTCAATCGCCCCGGTGTTCCCGCCGGGGCCGTAGCGTCTGAACTGGCGCGGGTAGTAGATGACGGCAGGGGCGTCGAACTCCCATCCGTCATCCCACTGACAGCCCCTAAACTCGGTCGGAAGATGCCCAACAAGCCGCTTCATGGTAGGCTCCTTCCGTCGCCACCATGAGCGGCGGCGTTAGGCATGGGAGGCTCACTTGCTGTTACGCTGGACGGTGCGACGGGCCACGTGCTGGAATCGCACGCGGGTAATGGGATCGATGGCGGTTGAACGCCGGCAGGTTCGAATGTAGACGGTATCGCCGCCGTACTGCTGGCGGGCCTCGCTGAAAACCCGGTCGATATGCTCTGAGGATAGCGGCTTGGCAAGCAGGGCGTCCCGAATCCAGTCGAGCAGGTCTTGACGGTTCATAGCGAGATTCTCCTGGTTACGGCTTGACGGCGAGGGGAAATCAGGGGCGGCGGCGCGGACCGGCGCGGGGGCGATGGCGCGGGGGCGGGCAGCGAGGGCGGCGGTTCCGCCGGCGCGGGCGCCATGGCGGGCGCGGGCATGGGCGCTGGGACGGCATGAAACAAATCGGCGGTAGCGGGTTCGAGCGCCGCTTCCAGACGCGCCCAATGCCCTTCCCGCCAGGTGTGAACCCGCACGGCCGGTTGCATGGCGGCGGCCAGCGCGTAGCAGAAGGTATCGAGGGCCTCGTTGCGCGGGCGCAGCTTGATCCACTTCCGCTTGTTCGGGTCCCACGATTCGGCGGTCAACATCGTGTAGAAACTATCGTCCAAGCCTTCCGGGAACCGGATGAGCCGGTCTTGCGCGGGATGCTTGCGGTCGCCGGCTAGCCGGGCGAATAGCCAGTGCTTGGCGGTATCGCCGCCGATGAGGTAGATTTCCGCGCCCTGTTTGATGACGCTGCCCCGCCAGGTGTAATCGACCTTGCTGGGCTTGCCAATGATGGCGCGGGAGGATTGCGACGCGCCCTTGACGGCGATGGTCCGGCCGCGCCGCGCCCGCGTGAAGTGCAGCACGTCGTCGGGCAGGTACCCGCAATCCACGGCGGCGGCGGTCACCTTGATCGAGGCGCCCCGACAATTACAGAACGGGGTTTGCAAGTGCTCGTCGAGCGCGCGCCAGTCCTCGGGCCGGGTCGGGTCAGCGGGCAGTTCCTGGTAATCCAGAATCCACACTACCCCGCCGCGTCCCCATCCCAGCACCAGCACGGCGAAGCGGTCCTTTTGCACGTCAACCCCAGCGGTGATCAGCAAACAGCCGGGCGGAACGGTCCGCACAACGTGGCCGCCAGCGCGGGCCTTGATTTCCTCCCAGTCCAGCTTTTCATCGGGGTCGGCAAAACATTCGCCCAGTCGGGTGTTGATGAAAGTTTTTTGCCGGTTGGGATCGCGCTGGCAGATATCCCATTCCGTTGCCAGTTCGACCCAGCTTAGCCCCAGTCCCAGCGGCGCGTAGAGCGCGTTTAAATGGAATCCGGGAACCGCCGATTCCGGCTTGGCGGCGCGCCATTCGCCCTGTTCCAGCAGGGTCGTTTTATGATACTCGGGAATGATCGCGCCGCAACTGGGACAGGCATAAACCGCCTTGGCGGGTTCGCCGGGCGGCCAGGTCAGGCATTCCCATTTTAGCGGCTGGAAATCCCCGCAGTGCGGGCAGGGCACGTGATAGCGGCGCTGGTCGCTGGCCAGCCATTCCTTATGAATTCGAGACAAGCTTTCGATGGTCGGGGTGGAGCACAGGAAAATTTTGCGGCGCGGAAAGGTAGTGGTCCGCGCTTCCGCCAAACTGATTGGGTCGCCTTCGCCGTCCAAATCGTGGGGATAGCCGTCCACTTCATCCAGGGCCAGATAGCGAATCGGTAGGGACCGCAACGAGGCGGCACTGTTCGCACCGGACAGCACAACGACGCCGCCCGGATATTCCTTGAGCAGGGTAGTGTTGCCGGAATCGCGCGAGCGGGCCGGGGGAATCAGTTCGCGCAACTGCGGGCTGTCTTCGATCATGCCGGCCAGGCGCTGCTTGGAGAACCGCTCGGCTACGTCGATGGTCGGTTGCACAACCATCAAGGGCGCGCGTTGGGTAGCGATGAACCAGCCAACCCAGTTGAGGATGACTTCGGTGGCGCCAACTTGCGCGGACTTGATGAACACCACGCGCCGGGCCGGATGGTCAGGACCTAGGCATTCCATGATTTCCCGCGTGTAGGGCGTCCGGGAAGTCCGCCATGGGCCGGGCTCGCCGCTGCCCTTGCTGGGCAACCGGCGATGGGCATCCGCCCACTCGTTTACGCGCAAGCGGGGGGGAGGGGCAAGCCCCAAGGTCATGGCGCTGGACAGCTCCTGAAAGCCGTCAGTCACGAGTCGCGGCCTCTTGCATCTTGGCGGGCAACTGTTCGGCCATCTTGCCCATGTCAATCAGGGCCTGATCGAGTTCGCCCTGAATCATGACGTGGACCCGATTGGGGTCAGTTTCGGCCGCCAGCCGGGTAGAAAGCTTGTCTGGTATCCGTTCCAGGGCCGCCCGGAATTGCGCGGCCAGGGTGGTATACGCCAGCTTGACCTGCGCGAGTTCCACCAGCTCCCCGGCCTTTTGCCGTTCGCGCATCTCGGCGATGTTGGCTTCGTGGTGTTCGCGCTTGGCGCGGGCGAGTTGCAGGTCATAGGTGGTCTGGGAAGTCGTGCCGTCAGATAGCGGTTCGCCAGGTTCTGGCGATGGCTGAATATCGATCAACGGGCCTGGCAGGGCGAACGAGGCGCGCGGGTTGCGGGTGTTCGCCTTCCATTGGGCATCGGCGGCCACGGGGTCAATCTTGCCGTCGATCAGACTGATACGCCCGGACCGCAACGCCTTGAGCACGGCGGTGTGATGCACGCCGCGGCGGCGGGCGTATTCAGTGGGCGTGATCAGTTCGGGCATGGCATTGTGACTAAATGAGACTTGTCTAATAGCTAGTTACTAATAATGTGACTTTTTTAATAGGCTATGGCTAGAGAAATGGCGCGGTCTCGATTACCCGCTTAGTCCAAGACTCCAAGGGTCCCCGGCTCCGCGTCATCGCGCCGTATCCACCGCCCGTTGCACCGCCTCAGCCGTATATCCCGGCAACAACGCCAGCGCTTCACGTACCATTGTTGTCTCCCAACGCAAGATGGCCTCGTACCGCGCCCGTGGCACGAACAGGTACAGCGGCGCGATAGCGCGCCCGTATGACATCGATAGCGTTCGGTAAATGCCGGGATGCAAATGGCTGCGCGAACTCACCGGAATGACGAACGTTCGACGATCATCATCACGGGCACCACTGACGCCGAACTTCAAAATGCTTAACGCCACCTCGTTGACCGCCGCGCGCTTGGGGTTGCCGTAGGCATCCAATGGCATCAACTCGCAAGGGATAGCGCGATACTCCCCAGGCATCCAACCGCGGGCGACGACGATCCGCTCCAGCCGTTGCCTGCCCCTATCCCCGCCGGTTTCATGCGTGCGCAGAATTATCTCGCGCCCTGGGCTAATGAAGATGCGCGCGGTCAAATTCTTCTTGATGGACTTCTCAACCCGAGTCGCCCCTTTGATCAGCGGGGTCGGCTTTTCAAAAGCCTGCTCCATCCGCTTCCGGCTAACCTTCTGTAGCTCGAAGGCCGTTCGATTCAGGGCCAGGCTCATCGCATAGGGCAACTGTTCCACCGCCAGCCCCAGCAGCTGCCGTTGCACGGCATCCAGTCCCCGAATATCCACGGAAATCATCGGCCGTACTCACACGGCTTTTCAGCACGGCCGATTGACTTCTCCACGGCTTGAATCCGCTCGCACAATGCTTGCCCGTCTTGCGCCGTGAAACGCGTACCGGCATTAATGAATGCATGTACCTGCCACAGTTGGAAAGCCAAGCTGATAGATACTATGATGCCAATAAAAATCCCAACTATTTTGCTCACCAGTGCCCCAGCCTTTTTATGGCATCCCAAGCCGTTGCCCCAGTCCCAATTGCCGCCAATGTAGTTATCACAAACAGCACTATCCACCTCATAACCATTCCCGATTGAATGACTTTTTCCAAGGATTTCATTGCCGGCTCGTGCTCTTGCTGCCGGTCCAGTATTTTTTGAACGTTTCTAGTCATTAAGTTAAGCACTTGCCGCTGTTCGTTCCACTCCCGTTTATGTAGTTCCTCCATGTCCTTCAGTTCGCGCTGAACCCATTCTTCGAGTTCTTCAAGTTTTGTTTCCAGATGTGCGAGCCGTTCACTCTGTACGCGGTCCATTTCCCGGCGCAACATGGTCAGCTCGCTATTTTGGTCGTTGTTCACCGCGCAACTCCCAACACCGCCCGCAGTTCCCGGACGTGTTGCCAACACGCCCGGTCACGTTCGGCCAACCGGAGATAGGTGTCGTCGGATAAGCAAATCAGCTCGGCGGCCGTAACGGTCGGAACCGTTGGCTTAATAGGCACCAGCCACGCAGGCACGGGCTGATAGGTCGGGCTGGCGCAGCCCAGCATCACCATCAGCGCAACCAGCCAAAACAGCAAACATACCGCAAATGGGAAAGCCCGCCACCAGTCAATTTTCATGGCTGCCCCTCGAAATCCTTGCGTTGCTTAGGATCGATGGGTTGCTGATTCGCCTGTTTCACGGCCTCCTGCCTGACTATTTCCAGTCGCTTCCCAGCGGCGCTGGTCGCGTCATGAATCTCCTGTACCCTGTCCCGTTGATCCTTGACGCGCAGGTAAACCAACCTGGCGCATGAGCCAGCCAGCCAAGACATGATAACTCCGGCGCCGATGACCAGCATAGTTGTTAGAGACATCTCATTACCTTAAGACACTGTTTACATTTTTGGGCGTCTGGCGCGTCAATCAGCACGCCTATATCGCGGGACTTTTTTAACCCGCAAATTGCATCGGCATTATACCCGCCGGTTATCTTCCACACATGTGCGATTTGCGATGTTGCGGTCCTATACCACTTTTCATTAGGTAGTTTGGTAATAACGAATCTCCCGCCGCAATCCCAGATAGCGGACAACCCGGCGCGGTAGGGGTAGCTTCCCTTCGATCATATCAAGAATCCGTTCCTCGCTGACCTGTACGTTTTTCGCAAGTCGCGGCATGGTTTCCATCACGGCGGCATGAGCCAGCAGCGCCGAGGCTTCAAGTTCCGTCAATAACTTTTCCACGGTTCGCCCATTCCCTCCCGACCCACACTGCCAGAATCGCCGCCACCGCCGCGCCGTAATCCAGTAAGGATGCTGGCTGGATCGTCCATGTCACCCACGCCAGCTTGATATCGATACCGCCCGCCACAAATCGGGCCGTCATGACGACCCAGGTGATGGCGACAAACCATAGCGTGCGCGATTCCCTGCCCTGCGAATCGCGCGGATGAAAGAAACTGCCCCACGGCATCATGACTTGCCCTCCAAAAGCGCCAGAGCGGCCTTGTACGCCGCCGTGAATCGATCCAGCCCGTGTGTGCCACCATTGACGGCGCGGCGCGCCTGCGCCATGTCGTTGGCGGTCAGAGCCGTGTTTATGCGTCCTTGCCGGTCGGCAATGAACGCCGCCAGCAGTTCGGCGGCGATTTCAGGCACGAGCGCCAGTCCGGGCGACTCTTCCAGCGGTTGCTTGATCCGCGCGCCATAAACTTGGTAGTTGTGCCGGCCGGTTATCTGGATAAAGCCGCGCCCGCGAAACCGCGCCCCGTCGCCCGGCAACCAATTGCCAAGGCTCCGCCGGCCGTCGTACTTGTCGAACACATCCCGGTCGGTGTTGTATCTGGACGGCAATTCTGGAATCGGCACGAACCCGGCCGTTTCTGCGGCGATGGTCGCCAAGGCATAAGCCACCAGCCGCGGTTCGGTCAGTCCGTATTCCGCCAGCGCGGCCCGGACCGGTGGCCAGTATTTTTCGAGGTTCGCCCGCCGGGCGCCAGGAAACACCGTCGCAAGTTGCTCCACGGTAAAATCGGGCATATCACCGGCCATCGTCCACCTCCGAACCCAAGTCATCAATCAACCGTTCCAGGGACACCGCCAAGTCGAGGGCTTCTTCCTGGGCATGGCGCAACCGCGCCACGGTATCCAGGTCATCGCGGGCTACCGTGGCGCCATATTTTGCCTGCCCTGCAACCGACCGGCGCGCCAGTTTTTGCCGGACCCTATCCACGTGCGGATCTACTCGTTGGCGCGGCCAGGCCGGGCCTTGAAAATCGATGGGATCGTAGCTCATGCCGCACGCTCCAGTTTCACCAGCCCGCTGGACTGCTTCCGCCGTTCCCACCGTGCCCGCCAATACGCCATCCAGGCCAGATCGTCGGCATCCACGCCGATATTTTCTCCAGAAGTCTTTTTAGGGAGAGGGGGAGACAGCCTTTTGTCGGCGTTTGGCCCCGCCGCATACAACGGCCTTTTCCGATAGCGGCAACACACCCGCTGCGCGCTTATGGCGTAAATGTGGGCATGGCCGGTCCTGGTCATTTCACCGAGAAACCAAGCCACGCGCCGCTGTGGTTCGCACAGCCGTACCGCTACCTCGGCGGCCGTAAAGGGACCGTCCGCCAATACTTGCAAAATCCGGTCGGTATAGCGGACGTAGTTTTCCGCGTCGAAGCGGGGTTTGCCAGCCACGGTCATTTTCTCCACTGTAAAGGTCTTGTTATAGGGCAGATAGGGCAGTCTATGGGGCAGCATTTTTTACTTTGCTGGTCAGTCATTTGCCCTATCTACCCTATCTACCCCATTAAATACTATCAGGCACATGTACGCGCGCGCGTGTGCGCATACGTGTGCGCGCGAGGGGATTCTATGGGGCAGATAGGGCAAATGGTTTAAATTCAATGGGCTACCAGCGTTCCTATGGGGCAATTCAATGGGGTAGATAGGGCAAATTTGAGGGCACATGGGGCAAATTCTCAGCGAGTTGGGATCCGTTCGTAGAAATAATGGCGTTGACCAGCTTCCATGACCCGCGCCCGTTGCCAGCCCAGCCGGGTCAACACCTTGCCTAGCCGAATCTGATCGGCGCGCGAAATGGGCGGAATAGTCCGAGCCATGTCACCGTGGATCGCGCCTTCGTAAACATCGTTGATCGAAAACCGATTGGCGATGCCTGGAAGCTGGCGGCGTTCGATCCACGCCGCGACTTTCTCCTCCCATGCGTCGTAATCAAAGCGGGCTTCCTGTTCCCGCTCGGCGTCCGGGATATGCCACCAATCCTCGCCCGCCTTGAACCGATGGCGCGCCTCGGCCCACAGCTGATCGCGAACGGCGGCGATACCGTCGATTTCGATGGCGTGGCAGGCGATGGGCAGAAAGCGCCGCATCCCGGTTTCATCGATGCCCCATTCCCGCTTGTTCGTGGATCCGACGAACACCGTTTGCCGAGGGTAAGTTCCGGCGTGATGCCCGTAGCTTGAGCGGTAGGTATCCTGAACCTGGGTAATAACCTGCTTGATCCGGTTCGTATCGGACCGGTCAAACGCCGATAGCTCGCCGAACTCAGCGCACCAGCAGCCGCGCAAGGCTTGATAGAAATCCAATGACCCCGGCGGGTAGCTGATTTCGATATGCCACTTAGCGGAAAACAACTCCAGGATCAGCTTCGATTTCCCGACACCCTGCCCACCTTCCAACACCAGCATGGTATCGACCTTACAGCCTGGCCGATAAACGC